TTGCATGGCCAGTGTGATCGGAATATCCGAGCCAGTTGCGGAGTTGGCATCCTCGACCAATACCTCCTCCTATGCGATAGGAGCTTTTACCCCTGCTGCCTATTCGTTCCTGGTGGTATTGGTTTTTGCGGATGGCACTGTGGCGGCTGCTCCAACCATGACCGGTGGCAATCTGACCTGGACGCGCCAGCAACGCATTGTTTACAACACCACGGATATGGCTTGCATCTTCACCGCTCCGGTCGGCGCAAGTCCTGTCAGCACGAATCCGACCTTTGACTGCACCGGGGATAATGCTACTGGCGTTGTGATGATGGCCTTCCAGGTCATTGGCTACGATCAGGTCACCCCCATCGTTCAGTCGGATAGCGAGGCCCGGACTGCCGCCAACCCCACGGATACATGGAATGCGATGGATACCAACAATGGCTACATCGCCGGGTTCGGGAAACCACTCAATCCTCCCGTTTCCACACCACCCGCGGACTGGGTAGAGACCGCTGATATAGGCCATACTGTCCCCGTGGCTGGCGCTGCGAGCGCATATCGTGTCAATGGTGAAACCGGAACGACCATTATATTTACTAGTGCATCAGGGGCTTACGGTATCCTGGCTATTGAAATACATGTGGGCAATGTCTCCGGGGCGGGAGGCATCGCTACTGGCGAGGCTTTAGGTTCTCCGGCGATCATCCTTGCCATAAGCGGGGTAGGAGGGATAGCCAGCTCGGAGGCCATTGGTGCGCTTACCGTTTCTCAAGCAGTGAGTATCACCGGCGTGGGTGGGATTGCCGGTGAAGAGGCTATGGGGCAGCCTGCAATCAAGGCAAATTCGATTGGGGTGGGTGGGATTGCCGGTGAAGAGGCTATGGGGCAACCTGCTATTAGAATTGCAGTCTCTATGTCAGGTATCCCCGGTGCAGAGGCTTTTGGCAATCCGGCGATAGCATTCCGGGTCAGTCTTGCCGGCATCCCAACCGGAGAAGCTTTTGGTTCTCCGGCGATTTCAGAGAACATTACTGGAGTTGGTTCGATCGCCGGCGGGGAGGCATTTGGACAACCCACCATCACGGAAATCCTGAGTATCGCTGGTGTTGGCGGCATCGCAAGCCAGGAGGCCATTGGGCAATCTACGATCGTAGGTGATCTATCCGGCATTGGTGGAATAGCCAGCGCGGAAGCGATGGGTCAGACCGCAATAAATGTCACAATCTCCGGTCTTGGCGAGATTGCCAGTGCAGAAGCACTCGGACCGCCGAGTTTAGTAGCTCAATTGTTTGGTGTGGGCGCGATTGTCAGTGAAGAGCTCGTTGGGATGCTAACGATCTCCATACACGGTAAGGGCAGGGCTATGGGGCATAGCGCAGCCGCTGGAGTTGCGCAAGGTGTCATGCAAGGATTGGTCTGAGATGGAAATCTTTTTGAAACAAGGCGCGGCCGCACAGATTACTTTCCCATTGCTTGCAGCGGGCAGTGCAACTCGAAAATCCGGGGCGACTTTGGCGGCTGGCGACTTCAAGATTTGCAGGCATACCGGCGGGGAGTGGGATGTTAGCATCCCCACCACGGCCACGCCTACGGAAATTGGCACGACCGGATTGTACGAACTCCCGTTGATGGCTGCCGAACTGGCGGTGGATGACCAGAAATATCCCATCACCATTGCGTGCCATGATGTGGCCGGGGCGCAGTGGGACGACCAGGCAATTATTATCCGGCTGTTCGATACAGATATCAACGATGTTCAAACCCTCGGAGCCGGCTCGATCAATTGGGAGGTGATCGTGAATGATGGCACTTCGCCGCTCGATGGCGTGGATGTGTGGGTGACGACTGACCTGCCTGGCTCTGACGTAGTGGCACATGGCTCGACCGATGCGCTCGGAAAGGTCACGTTCATGCTCGATGCCGGAAATTACTTTGCTTTCAAGCAATTGGCCGGTTACAGTTTCACCAACCCGGAAGCATTTACGGTGGCAGTGCCATGACGATATTTATCGGGACCCCTGTCACACTGATCCACATCCTGACCGCTGCCGAAGGAGCGAACTTCGTCCGCACGGATGCGGCCGACGCCTTGATGCTGCAATTGCTGCCGCTCGTGGACCAATACCTGCTCAACGCCACCGGCCATGATTGGGCCGCCGACACGGCGATCCATCCCACGGCCAAGATCGCGGCGGGGATGCTCCTGGTTTACTGGTACGACAATCCCGGCGCGGTCGGCCAGGCGCCTGAGACGATCATCAGCCAGCTGGTGCAGCTCGAGGCCGAGGCGCTGAAGTACCGCAAGTACCAGTTCGTGGGGCTGAACGGCGCAGGATCGATCTACCTGCGGGGAGCGGTGGAGGGTGACGACGTTGTCAAACTGATCGGAATCTACGGCGCCTTCGGCGAGATCAGCGCAGATGGCCAGATCCGGCAAACGTCTGCCAGTGATCTATCGGACAACCTGTACGTGGTAGTGCTGAAAAGCCCGGCTGAGGATGTGAGCGCATAATGGCTGAATATCTCGTGCGCAGCACCTATTCGGTCAATGCAGGCGATCTGCGCACCTCTATCACGCTCCAGTATCCCACGCTGACGAATGACGCCGGCGGCGCGCAGGTTCCTGGCTGGGCAAACGCCACAACGAACCCGATTGTCTGGGCGCGCTGGGTCAATGCCCACGGGCAGGAAATGGTATCCAGCGAGGCTCTGCAATCGAGCCAGCGGGCAGTGGTCACCATCCGCCACCGCGCGGACGTGCTGACGACCTGGCGCGTGCTGAAGGATGGTCTGGCCTGGCAGATCATCTCGGTGGATCCGGTGCGGGGACGCAACCACTGGTTGGAGTTGGTGGTCGAGCAGGCGAAAGGCACGGTATAGAATGCCGGTAAAGGGCATTTTCAGCCTGAATGGGCTGGATGACTACCTGGAGAAGATCGCCGCCGCCGGGATCGAAGTGGATGAGGCCGTTGCCCAGGCAATGAACGAGAGCGCCCCGATCGTGGGGGATGAGATGCACCGGCTGCTGCGCGCGAGCAGCGAGACCTGGACCGGCGCGACCGAGCGCACGCTGTTCAAAACCGCAGCCAAACGGGAGGGCAACTACACCTTCGTCGAGCTCGGCGCGGACACCTCCCGGGATCCGGCGGGCATCTATAAAGAGTTCGGCGTGCCGCGCCAGGCTGCCGAGCCATTCATCCGGCCAGCCTTTGCGAACATGCGCACTCGCTGGCGGAATGCAATGAAAAAAATCCTGACCGAGCTGGGAGTGGCATGACAAGCATTTTCGAACGTGTCTCGAATGCCCTGGCAGCGCTCACACCGGCCGTGCCGTATGGGCTGGCGCCCTACCTGAGCGCCGACGGGACGCTGCCGGATACATTCCTGGCCTATCAACTGGTCGCCAGCCCGCCCGAACAGCACGCCGATGATGCCGAGACTGAACGATCGTACCTGATCCAGGTATCCATTTACAGCCGCAGCGGCCTCTCGTCCCTGCCCGACGTGGACGGGGTGATGACAGCTGCCGGCTTCCAAAAAGGTAATTCTCGCCAGCTGTTGAAGGACCCCGAAACGGGGCACTTCGGCCTGGCGAAAGAATACCGCTATCTCGAATAGGAGTAAAAGATCATGACCATAACTGCTGCAGAAAAGAAATCTGTTGTCGGCCTGCGCGACCTGTACATCGCCCTGGTGACCCAGGATGATGCCGACGCGTACGCCGCCGGCGCACCGCAGGCGTTCGCGCCGGCGGTGAGCGCCTCACACAAACCCAAAAGTGATTCCAAGACCCAGTATGCCGACGATGAGGCTTTCGATGTTCTCACCAGCGAGGGGGAAACGCAACTTGATCTCGAGGTCACCGCCATTCCACTCTCGATGCTGGCCCTGGTGCTGGGCAGGGAGTTCGACGCCGCCACCGGGCGCATGTTCGATAATGGCGGCACGCCGCCGGACGTGGCGCTCTCGTTCCGCTCGATCAAGAGCAATGGGAAGTACAAGTACTTTCAATATCTGAAAGGAAAATTTACCTCCCCAGACGAAGATCAGGCCACCAAGG